AAAGGCAAGAAAAAAGAAATGTCGTTTGAAGTGGCAATGCGTAAATTCAAGAAAGCAGTAGAACGAGCTGGTACTTTGCAGAAAGCAAAAGAAAAAGAGTTCTATGAAAAGCCAACCTCAAAGAAGAAAAGACAGAAAGCAGAATCCATCATCAGATGGCGTAAGAAAGAAAGACAACTAGCACAAACTGGTTGGGAACAACCAAGGAGTAGATCATAATGTCCGTAATGGATAGATTAAAAAAGAATAGTCGAGTCAAAGATACAGCTGTACTTAAAGACTCAGTATTCTTTACAGAAAAAGATATGGTAAAGACTGAAGTACCTATGGTCAATATCGCACTATCAGGCGATGTCGATGGTGGTTTAACCTCAGGTCTTACAGTTCTTGCTGGTCCGAGTAAACACTTTAAGACTTCGTTTGCTTTGTTGATGGCAGGTGCATATTTAAAAGAGCACGACGATGCAGTTCTAATATTCTATGATTCAGAGTTTGGTTCACCACAATCTTACTTCGAGTCATTCGGTATTGATACATCACGTGTATTACACACGCCAATTGTTGATGTTGAGCAACTCAAGTTTGATCTTGTAAACCAACTCGAAGAAATTGAACGTAAAGATAAAGTGATTATCGTAATTGATTCTATCGGTAACCTTGCTTCTAAGAAAGAATTGCAAGATGCTAAAGATGAGAAATCAGTAGCAGATATGTCTCGAGCTAAAGCACTTAAAGGCTTGTTTAGAATGGTAACACCATATCTAACTATGCGTAATATTCCAATGCTTGCTGTGAATCATACATATCAAGAGATTGGATTATTCCCTAAGGCTATCGTATCCGGTGGTACTGGCATTTACTATAGTGCAGATAACATCTGGATTCTTGGCCGTCAGCAAGTTAAGAAAGGCAAAGAAGTCAAAGGCTACAACTTTGTGATCAATGTAGAAAAATCACGCTTTGTCAAAGAGAAATCTAAAGTACCTATCACGGTATCGTGGGACGGTGGCATCGAGCAGTACTCTGGTCTACTAGAAGTTGGACTGGCTGGTGGTTATGTTACTAAACCAAGTATGGGTTGGTATGCTAAAGTGGACCAAAATACTGGTGAACAAATGGATCAAAAGTATCGTGAGAAAGATACTCTAACCGCTGAGTTCTGGGAACCAATCTTTGCAAATACTAACTTTAAAGAGTTCTTAAAAGCACACTATTCTATTGGCCATAAGCCAATGTTAGAAATCGATCTTGATGAAGTAATTGAAGAAGAGGCCGCCGGTGGTTAATATTACAAGTGCAGACTATATATTAGTAGAAAACGATGTATCAGGGTTTGGTGATTTTTATGGTGTCAAGTTAAAAACTGGTAAATGGAAAAATGTAGTTGTAGTATATGGCAAAGTGACAGTAAAGGAAGACCCAGAAAATGACACTGCTAGAATGTCATTTAATTACTCCATACAAGATCCAGCAGATTATGATATTGAAGAGCTAGAGTCAAATCCAGACTTTAACAATTATCTTGGCGACCTATTAAACTTTATCATACTAGATTCATTAGAAAATAAAGAGGCAAAAATTGGAAATATCGAATCAACTACCGACTCACATTCTGAATCACCTACTGAATAATGAAGAGTTTTGTCGTAGAGTAATACCTTACGTTAAGCCTGAGTATTTTGAAAGTACTCATAAGACCGTATTTGATATGATCGTGAAGTTTGTTCAACAAACGAATAAGCTTCCGACATCAAAGGTTTTACAGCTTGAGCTAGGTAAGATCAGTGCACCTGATGAAATACTTAATAGTGCTAATCAGCTTATTGATCAAATTGCTGTGAAAACTGATGTCGATACTGAGTATCTAATTAAAGAGTCTGAGAAATGGTGCCGTGATCGTGCTGTCTATAATGCGATCATGGAATCAATTCAAATTATTGATGGTAACGAAAAAGAAAAAACCGATGGTGCTATTCCAGAGATTCTATCTGAAGCCCTCGGTGTTTCTTTTGATCAAGCTATTGGTCATGATTACATTGACAACTCAGCGGAACGATTTGAATTTTACAATAAAAAGGAAGATCGTATACCGTTTGACTTAGATTACTTCAATAAAATTACAAAAGGTGGGTTACCTAATAAAACACTGAATATCGCTTTGGCTGGTACTGGTGTTGGTAAATCTTTGTTTATGTGTCATTGTGCAGCTTCGATTCTACAGCAAGGTAAGAATGTTCTATACATTACTATGGAAATGGCTGAAGAAAGAATTGCAGAACGTATTGATGCTAACCTAATGGATTTACCTATTGAACAACTCGAACGAGTGCCAGAAAAAGTATTCAAAGACAAGATTGCTGCTATTGCTAAAGCAAGTATTGGTAAGCTAATCGTCAAAGAATATCCAACTGGCTCAGCACATACTGGTCACTTTAGAGCACTTCTGAACGAACTTAAAATGAAGAAGAACTTTAAACCAGATATGATTTATATTGATTACCTAAACATCTGCGCCTCAAGTCGTATGAAGGCTATGGGTGGCAGTATAAATAGTTACACCTACATTAAAGCTATCGCGGAAGAATTGCGAGGCCTTGCTGTTGAGTTCAATGTTCCAATCATGTCAGCTACTCAGACAACACGTTCTGGTTTTGGTAACACTGACGTTGGACTTGAAGATACATCGGAATCTTTTGGTTTACCAGCTACGGCAGACTTAATGTTCGCTCTTATATCTACAGAGGAACTTGAAGAACTTGGCCAGATCATGGTAAAACAACTAAAGAACCGATATAACGATCCTACCAAGTACAAAAGATTCGTAGTCGGTATTGATCGCTCCCGCATGAAATTATATGATGCAGAAGAGTCTGCCCAACAGGATCTTGTATCGGATCCTGTGGCAGACAAACCAATAGCAACGTGGGGTAACAATGAGAATAAAGACACGTTTGCTGAATTTAAAATCTAGGAGAATATTATGTTAAAATGGTTTAAAGAACGTAGTGGTGAAAGAACTACTTTAGATGGTGCGTCACTTATGATCATCTGTGGTTCAGTTATTTTATTTGGCGGTATAGCAAACTTACTAGCTTGGGCTGGTTTACTATATGGAATCTATACCACGGTAGCATCTGAAGATCCAAGCTGAGACCAAATTTAAGAGATTAGTCTCTTGTTGCCCTGTACAAAGTCCGTATATGTTGATATAATAGTACCATAAATTAATCAAAGGATATTTACATTATGAAAGACTTAATTGAAAAGACACAAGAGCTAATCTCCATTATGGAAAAGCAGCTACATGATCGTTTTGAGCATACAATTCATAGCGATCATTACACCTTTGAAGAAGGTCGCAACTATATCAAACTTATAAGAAGAAGTGGCGACCGATCTTCGGTAGCTGGATTCATCGTCAAAAAATCCCCTAAAACCAAAATCGATAACAAAACTAATTCACCATTTCAAATTGGTGATATGCTGATGGCTGCTGGTTACAACAAACCAGCTACTAACTTTGCTAGAGGTAACATCTTTAATTACAACGAAGAAGATGTTAGATGGACAGGGATTTAATTATGAGTAAACTAAAGGACGTTTTATTTGATTCAGTTGAAACTATGAGCCTCGAGGAGTTTATCCTCGAGTGTTCTAATCTATTCGGCGGTGATGAATACGAAGCCAGATCATTCTGGTATCAAAATAATGTTGGAAGTGATATAGGTATTGATTATGAGAACTAATTCTTTTATTTTTACAGCTGATGTAAATTCGGCTGCTGATATGCAACAGATTGAAATGTTGAGAAATTCAATTAAAGCTGTTAATAAAATGGCTAAGCAAACTGATACAATGAATCAATATCGTTGTGAGCATGGTTATGATGATTGGAAAGATGTTACACCTAAGTATCGTGTTTCCTTAATGCCACGCGGTCCACGCAGAGCAGCTGCTATTGCTGATGGCCGTAGTCCAAGAGCTTATGATTCATGTCTTCCACTAAGACACGCTGAAAGAATCGATGTATATGTCCATGCTGCTCGATAGTTGGATAGTTAAAGTTACTAAGGGCGATACCACAATCGCCCAATGCCTTTATGATTCTAAGAAAACTGCTTGGGAATCATATAATAAATTCAAAGAGAAGGGATATAGTGTAGAGTTCAGCTTTCAAAAAGTATAAATAGATTAATAATAACTTATTTGTAAGGGATTTAGAATGCGCAGCTTTAAAACTTTTTTACCTGAAGATTTAGACGATTTGCAATACAGTGGTAGTGATACCGCATTTGCATTGTCTGTTCTTTCTAAGATTGACGATGAGATCGGCTCAATCAATACAGAAATTGAAGTAGATGTACGACCTGGAAAAAACAGTGGAAGAAAACTAGGCGTTAGTCAAAGAGCAC